CCTGCTCTGCAAGATGCCCGTCGAGTTCGTCGAACAGCGCGCCGCCTACTATGGCGACAGAACCCGCGCTCAGATGGAGTCGGTCGACAACAACTTCATGCGTGAGAACGACCCGAGGATGCCTCTGTTTTCTGAACGGAAGTCTTCGGCATCTTTTGGCAAAGGCAAATAAACAGGAGCCTTAAATGGCATATCCGTCTGTTGACGCCCCGTACGGCCTTGTCCCGATCAATCTGATCGGTGGTCAAGTCTTTGCGGGTTCTACCCGACTCATCCCCATCACTTCCGGCTCCGGCACCGCCATCTTCACCGGTGACGTCGTGAAGCTTAACACCAGCGGCACTCTGTCTCTGGAAACCCTCACCGCTACCGCTTCGCCGGTCGGTGTTTTCCTCGGTTGTTCCTATACGGACCCGACCTTCGGCAAGACGTTCCGCCAGTTCTACCCGGCCAACACTGTCGCGGCGGACATCATGGGTTACGTCTGTGATGACCCCAACACGCTGTTCAAGGTCGCTGTTACGACTGCCGGAACCAGCACCATCGGCAACGTCACCCGTGCCGCAGTGGGCGAAAACACCGCGCTTATCCTGACTGCGGGTAACACCACCACTGGTAACTCGCGTGTTTCGATCAGCGCCACCACTGCTACGGCCAGCACCCTGCCTATCCGTATCATCGACATCGTCCAAGAGACTGCGCTGGCCACTAACCCGGCTTCGTATACCGAGGTCATTGTCAAGTGGAACGCTGGTATCCACCAGTACAACAACCCGACCGGCCTCGCCTAAGGAGGGCATGACCAATGGCTATTTCACGCGCACAACTCCTCAAGGAACTGCTTCCGGGTCTGAACGCTCTGTTTGGTCTGGAGTACAAGCGGTACGGCGAAGAGCATAAGGAAATCTTCGAGACGGAGTCGTCCGAGCGTTCCTTCGAGGAAGAGACCAAGCTGTCGGGCTTCTCGGCTGCTCCGGTCAAGAACGAAGGTTCTGCCATCGCGTATGACAACGCGCAGGAAGCCTTCACTGCCCGCTACAACCACGAGACCATCGCACTGGGTTTCTCGCTGACCGAGGAAGCTGTTGAGGACAACCTCTACGCTTCGCTGTCTTCGCGCTACACCAAGGCTCTGGCCCGTGCCATGTCGTACACCAAGCAGACCAAGGCTGCGTCGGTCCTGAACAACGGCTTCTCCGCCAGCTACTCCGGTGGCGACGGCGTAGCCCTGTTCAGCGCTTCGCACCCGCTGGTTTCGGGTGGCGTCAACTCGAATATCCCGTCGACCCCGGCTGACCTTAACGAAACCTCGCTTGAGGCGGCTGTTATCCAGATCGCTGGTTGGTCGGACGAACGCGGTCTTCTGATCGCGGCCAAGCCGAAGAAGCTCATCCTTCCCCCGGCCCTGATGTTCGTCGCTACGCGCCTTCTGGAAACCGAACAGCGTGTTGGCACCGCCGACAACGACATCAACGCTCTGAAGAACAACGGCTCCATCCCGGGCGGCTATTCGGTCAACCACTTCCTGACCGACGTCGATGCGTGGTTCCTGACCACCGACGTGCCGAACGGCCTGAAGCACTTCGTGCGTGCTCCGATGTCCAACTCGATGGACGGCGACTTCGATACCGGCAACGTCCGGTATAAGAGCCGCGAGCGCTACAGCTTCGGTTGGTCTGACCCGCTGGGCATGTACGGCTCGGCTGGCGCTTAACACTGGCGCTGAAAACCCCCGCTGGAAACGGCGGGGGTTTTTTAACAAAAACTACGAACAAACGGTACGCCAATGACCCTGCACACTGACGCCCGTAACCTTAACTGGGCCATGATCGGCGTTATCATCGCTTTAGTAGTCCAAGCTGCCGCGCTCGTCTTCTGGGGTGGCGGCATCAACCAGCGCGTTGCTACCCTCGAACGCCTTGCCAGCCCGTTGGCTGACGGCACGCTGGCGCGCTTGGATGAGCGCACCAAGGCCATGAAGGAACAGCTAGACCGCATCGAAAGAGGCGAGCAGCAGTGACCGACATTCCGCTCCCCGACCACCCCATCCGTAAAACTTGGCAGTGGCAGTCGTTTGACCGTCTGTGGCGTCCTACCGCTGGCTGGGTTGTTGTGGTGGGCACAGCCTACGCAGGGTTCATCGGGCACGCTATTGGCAAGCCCATGAACGAGGGGTACCTTGCTGTCTGGCTGACTTTCGCTGCAGCCGTGCTTGGCTTGAAGAGCTGGGAAAAACTCAAGGGGGTCGCATGATCTACTGGATGGACTTCGCCCGTTCGCTGCTTGGCATTCGAGAAGTGCCCGGCAAGGGCAACAACCTGACCATCATGGGCTGGGGCAAGAAGCTCGGGGCCAAAATCCTCGGCATCCCCTACACCGCCGACTCCCTCCCTTGGTGCGGCCTGTATGTGGCCTACGTCATGGAGCACTGCGGCTTTGTGCCCCCTCCTATCGCCGTGCGCGCGTCGGAATGGGGTAAGTGGGGTCGCAAGCTCCTCAACCCGCGCCTCGGCTGCATCCTCGTCTTCACGCGCAAGGGCGGTGGTCATGTGGGTTTCTACGTCGGCGAGGACGCCACCCACCTTCATGTGCTTGGCGGCAACCAAGGTGACGCGGTTTCTATTACCCGCATCCCCAAGGACCGGTTGTCTGAAATGCGTTGGCCAGAGGGCTTCCCGCTTCCTAAACCCCAAGTCGTCGTGCTTGACGCCAAAGGCGCGCCTGTAACCAAGGGCGAAGCATAGCCTCTTCCGCTGGTGTACAGTTCCTGTATACTGCCTCTACTCCGGGTGAACCGGCGCACTGGACTAGCCCCGGCTAGACGACATACCGACCAGTGAGCCTATCTTGTATGTGAGGAAACCTAATGGCTTTCACGACTTTCTCGGGTCCGGTTCGCGCTGGCACTGTCAAAGAAGGCGCAGGCATGAACTGCGGCCTTGCTACCCTCGCGCGCTCGTATGATACGGGTGTCGTCACCGCAGGCGCTGGTGACGTAGACGTAGCGGCTTTCATCATCCCCGCTGGTTCGCAAATCCTTGACATTATCGTCGATCAAGTCGTGGTGCCCGGTGGCACTTCTACGTCCGCTGTTTCGGTGGGTAACGCTTCGGGCGGCGCGCAGCTTATGGCGTCTGTTACTACCACGGCTGGTGGTCGCTTCCGTGGCACGGCTACCGCCGCCACCCAGCTGGCTTGGCAGACGTCTACCAGCGCAGACACCACCGTCTATGTTCGCTACACGGTTGGTGTGGCGGCGGGTGTTGGTCGCGCTATTATCACCGTTGAGTACATTCAGCGCACCGACAGCGGCGCTCAGTTCCCGGCTTCCGCGTAAAAAGGGGCCGTTAACATGGGCATGCAGTACGATATCAAGGCTACCAAGCCGTTGGCATCCACTGGTTCGTTCGTGGACCAGAACGACAACAACATGACGCGGACCCGCATTAAGGCCATCTACGCCATCTGCGGGGCTGCGGCAGGGTCTGTGACCATCACCAACGGCAACGGCGGTGAGACACTGTTTGTCATGAACACCCCGGCTGTAGCCAACTGCGGCTACATTTACATCATCCTGCCCGGCGAAGGTATCTTGGCCGGAAGCGCTCTCTACGGCACGGTGTCCAACACGGCGTCTACCATCGTTTTCTACGGGTGATATGTGACTGAACAGAGCTACGACCTTGTGGGCAGGAGCGTGTTTATTGCGCTGCCTGCCTACGACTTCAAAGTTTCCCTGAAGCTGGCTATCTCGCTGGCCCGCTTCGCGCAGTCCGCACCGCAACATGGTATCAATATCCAGATCGGCAGCATCTGCGGATGCTCCGTGGTGTCACGTGCGCGAAACCTGCTGGTGAAGGACTTCCTTGAGACGGACTGCACCGACCTGCTGTTCATCGACTCCGACATCAACTTCGTGCCCGAGGACATCTACCGCCTCATGGCTTGGGGGTCAGACCCCAAGAAGGGTATCGTGGCTGGCGTTCCGCGCGTCCGTGAGAGCAAGGCCACCTACATCATGGCTCTGGACCACGATGAGAACAACGCCCTGACCATGGATGCCATGGGTCTCGTCCGCGCCAAACGTGTGGCTACGGCCTTCATGCTGGTGCGGCGTGACGTGTTCGAGACGCTGGTAGAAGCCCACCCCGAGTGGAACTACTACGACCCGCGCACTGACGCTACGCTGTCAGCCGTCTTTGACTTCAAGGTCACGGCAGAAGGCTACATGGGCGAGGACTTCTTGTTCTGTGACCGAGCCCGTGAACACGGCTATGAGGTGTGGGTCGACCCAACCATCAAGCTCGGCCACATGGGCGTCCAAGAGTATATGGGCGACTTCGGCAAGGACGTTCTGTACCCCATGATGGCTGAACCAGCCGTGGCGCTGGCTGCGGAGTGACAGGCAATGGCCAAGACCCCGGCGTGGACCCGCAAGGAAGGTAAGGCAGAGGCCGGTGGCCTCAACGCCAAAGGCCGCGCGTCCTACAACAAAGCTAACCCGGGCAAGCCGGGGCTTAAGGCCCCGCAGCCCGAAGGTGGCCCTCGCAAGAAGTCATTTTGTGCGAGAATGACGGGCATGAAGAAGAAGTTGACCAGCGCCAAAACGGCCAACGACCCCAACAGCCGCATCAATAAATCGCTTCGCGCATGGAAGTGTTAGCGTGTTACCCGCGACCAAGCTTTGCACACGCTGCAAAATAGTAAAGGTCGCGGACGCAAAGCATTTCCCAGCGCACAGTAAGACAAAATCTAAGCTCGATAGCTGGTGCCGCGTTTGCCGTTCTAGGTATCGAAGCGACAACTGCCGGGGTCGGCACCGAGGTTTTATTAGCGACGAAGCGCTTATACATTTGAAAATTACCAGCAAAGAATGCGCTATTTGCGATGCCGTAGAGCCGCTTGTTGTAGACCACGACCACAAAACGGGGGCTGTTAGGGGCATGCTTTGTAGCCGCTGTAACTGCGGGTTAGGGTATTTCAAAGATGACCCCAGCCTGTTAGAGATGGCTGCGAACTACTTGGTGGGAACACCTGCGTTAGGGGGTTGACGATGGCCGAAGGTAAAAAAGATCGCGGGTTCGTGCTGGGAGACATATCCCCGCTGGCTGGCATCGTCACTGGTCGAGGCCTGACGTCCAACCTGAACCCCATGCGTCTCGCGGCCAACCTCAAGTCGGGCAACATGCGCGGCATGGGTGGAGAAGAAGAGGAAGAAGCTGTGGCAGTCAAGAAAGGTCCCGGTATGAAAAGCGGCGGTAAAGTCGGTTCATCGTGCATGAAAAGCGGCGGCAAGGTCGGCGGCGCAATGAAGGGTGGCGACATGCCGTTCTTCGCCAGCAAAGCCAAGGACAAGATGGCCTCCAAGAAGAAGCCAGCCCGCAAGCCTATGACCAAATACGCTTCTGGTGGCATGGTCAAAGCTGACGGCATGGCCATGAAAGGCAAAACTCGTGGACGGGAGTGCTAGGCCATGAAGAAGAACAACTTCATCAAAGACGCCATCAAGAAGCCCGGTGCCCTGCGTAAGTCCATGGGCGTCAAGAAGGGCGAGACCATCCCGGCCAAGAAGCTTGCTGCTGCTACCAAGGCTCCGGGCAAGATGGGCCAACGCGCTCGCTTCGCCGAGATGCTGAAGGGCTTCAAGAAGGGTAAGTGATGTGGCGCGCTCGGACGAACCTAAGTGGAAACGCATTGTCGCTAGCGTAAAGGCTGGCAGCAAGGGCGGCGATGCTGGGCAGTGGTCCGCGCGCAAGGCACAACTGGCTACCCAACGCTACAAGAAGTCGGGCGGTGGCTACAGCGGACCTAAAACAGAAGCACAGGAGTCTCTGTCCAAATGGGGCAAAGAGGACTGGGGCACCAAGTCCGGCAAGCCTTCCACACAGGGCAAGAACGCGACTGGCGAGCGCTACCTGCCCAAGAAAGCACGGGAGGCGCTGACGTCTTCTGAATACGCCGCTACAACCAAGGCCAAGCGCGAAGGCACCAAGGCAGGCAAGCAGTTTGTCAAACAGCCTAAAGGCATCGCCAAGAAAACGGCACAGTTCAGATGACGACCACAGGCACCACAGCGTTCAACCTTTCAGTACTCGACCTCATCGAAGAGGCGTACGAGCGTTGTGGCGTGGAAGTGCGCTCTGGTTATGACCTGCGCACTGCTCGACGTAGTCTTAACCTGCTGTCCATAGAGTGGGCCAACCGTGGGATAAATCTGTGGACTGTGGAGCAAGGGTCTATCCCGCTGACGCAGGGCACGATCTCCTATACTCTGCCAGTGGATACTATTGACCTGCTGGACCACGTGGTGCGCACGGGCACGGGTGCTAACCAGACCGACATCAACATCAGCCGCATCAGCGTCGACACCTATTCGACCATTCCCAACAAGAACGCCCAAGGGCGACCCATTCAGGTGTGGATTAACCGTCAGTCCGGGGCCACGACGCCTACAGGGGTGGCCAACCCCACCATCAACGTCTGGCCGTCGCCGGAACAGAGCAACTTCTACACCTTCGTCTACTGGCGGCTGCGCCGCATCCAAGACGCGGGTAACGGCGACAACACGCAGGATATCCCGTTCCGCTTCCTGCCCTGCATGGTGGCGGGGCTGGCCTACCATCTCTCCATGAAAATCCCGGAGGCACTGTCCCGCGCGCAGATGCTCAAGGGTGTGTACGAGGAGCTTTGGCAGCAGGCTGCGGACGAAGACCGGGAGAAGGCTTCGCTTCGTATAGCCCCCCGTGTGGCCCTCTATTGAGGTCGCGGCATGCCCAGTAAGTTTGCATCTGGCAAAAAGGCCATATCGGAGTGCGACCGCTGCGGTCAGCGCTACCCCTTGCGCAAACTTCGGGCGCTGACGATCAAGACGAAGCTGACCAACATCCTCTGCTGCCCCACGTGCTGGGACCAAGACCATCCGCAGCTGCAGCTGGGTCTGTATCCGGTCAACGACCCGCAGGCACTGCGCAACCCAAGACCCGACAACTCGTACGAACAAAGCGGGCTGAACATCAACGGGACGCCGTCAGGCGGAAGCCGGGACATCTACTGGGGGTGGGCTCCTGTGGGCCTGCTTACGGGGGACTCCAGCCAACTAAACGCACTGGGTGTAACTCAGGTGCAGAATACGCTAGAAGCATCGGGCCAAGTCGGCACGGTTGTTGTAACTACGACCTAGGAGGGTCCTGATATGAACAAGAAGCCAATCAACGTCCCGGTGCCGAATACCAGCGGCTACCCCAACAACGTGCCTAATACCCAGACCATGCGTATCCGTGGCACCAAGCTCGCCACCAAAGGCACTAACTTCAACCCGAAGTGCTGCTAAGGTCTAGCGCATGAACTACGCCACTCTGTCTTCGACAATCCAAGCGTACGTAGAGAACGATTTCCCCTCCAGTGTTGGTAGCGGGTCGCTGACGTCTGCGCAGCAGATCGCTACGTTTGTCACGCAGGCAGAGCAGCGCATCTACAACACCGTGCAGATTTTGGCGGAGCGCAAGGTCACGAACCTTGTCACGGTCAACGGCACTTCCACGGTCGCGGCTCCGGCAGACTGGCTGTCCACCTACTCTTTCGCGGTGCTTAACCCTGCTACCACCTACGCGTTCCTCCTGAACAAGGATGTGGAGTTTATCCGGGAAGCCTATCCGGACCCCACCGTCGCGGGCACGCCGAAATACTACGCGCTGTTGGATGACACGTTCCTGCTTGGGCCTACCCCTAACGCCGTCTACACGCTAAGCCTCAACTACATGGCCTACCCCACCAGCATCACCACCGCGAACACCTCGTGGCTGGGTGACAACTTTGACTCCGTGCTTTTGTACGGGGCTTTGCTGGAAGCCTACACCTTTATGAAAGGCGAACCCGACGTCATCGCCGGGTACCAGAAGCGCTACGACGAGGCCATGGTACAGCTGAAGCAGCTGGCAGAGGGCAAGAACCGGCAAGACACCTACAGGACCCTGCAGGTCCGATACCCCGTCAAATAGCGAGGCCGCATGCCTGTTTCCCAGACCCTGTGTACGAGCTTCAAGGGCGAGGTTCTTCTCGGCGTGCACGACTTCCGGGCAAGCACCGGGGACACGTTCAAACTGGCTCTGTATACCTCCGCCGCAAACATCGGCCCCGACACCACGGCCTACAGCACGACCAACGAGGTTGTCGGCACGGGCTACACGGCTGGAGGCGTTACGCTAACCAAGCTGGGCGTCCAAACCAGCGACATCCAGTATGGCTCAAGTCTGGGTGTTGGTTTCACGTCTTTCATGACCGTAGCGCTGCCCGCTTCCTCTATCACCGCCGCTGCAGCCCTGATCTACAACACGACGCCTTCGGCGAACGGCATCGCTGGCACGCCGCTAACCAACCCTGCTGTGTGCGTGCTCGACTTCGGGGGCGACAAAACGACTGCGGGGACCACGTTCACCATTACCTTCCCAACAGCGGCGGGTAACTCGGCCATCATAAGGGTGGCGTGATGCTCAGATTTCTGCAGCCTTACCTGCTGTACGTCGCTGGCGCTGCCGTGTTGGCCGCTGCCTTTGGTGGTTGGACCGCGCGCGACTGGCAGTGCAAAGCCCGGGAAGCTGAAGTCATGCGCCGCGTGGCCGACGAAAAAGACCGCATGCAGGAGACCATCAATGCCCAGTCAGCCGCGTATGAAGAAGCAAAAGCTGCAGCCGCTGTCGTCTCTGTTCAGCGGACCCACACGATCAGGGAAGTGTTCCGCGATGTTCCGGTTGATGCTAGCTGTGCTCCTCCTGCCTCTGTTGACGGCCTGCTCTTGGATGCCGTGGAGGACGCCAACCGTACAGTTTCCGGCTCCCCCCGCTAACCTAGCGGCCCCGTGTCCGCCGCTGACACTACCGCCTACCCCGCTTCTGGACCCCGAGAGGGCTGTATGGGAAGCCGACATGATCGCCAAATACGGCGACTGCGGAGCCCGACATGTCAACACTATCGAGGCTTGGAAGAGGGCTGCTAACCGCAGTAATCAGTGATATACACGACTAAACGCGTATGCTTCTAACAGGAACCGCAGATGGCTAGCACGTACAGCCCCCTTAAAATCGAGCTTATGGCTACGGGGGAGAAAAACAACACGTGGGGTGCTATTACCAACACCAACCTTGGTACGGCCCTTGAGGAAGCCATCACTGGCACCGCAGATGTTACTTTTGCCAGTGGCAACGTAACCATCAGCTTGACGGACACCAATGCGTCCCAGACCGCGCGGAACCTGCGCCTTAACCTGATCGGCACCACTGCCGGTGCTCGGGACCTCATCGTCCCGGCCATCGAAAAACTCTACTTCATCAACAACACCTGCGCCGACACCATCACGGTGAAGAACACCACGGGCACCGGCATCGCCGTCCCGGCGGGTAAAACCATGGTGGTGTTTAACAACGCTACCAACGTGGTGGATGGCGTCACTCACCTGACTTCGCTCACGCTTGCGTCGTCCCTACCTGTGACCTCCGGCGGCACCGGGACCACCACGTCTACCGGCACCGGCTCTGTCGTCCTCAACAACACCCCCACGCTTATCGCTCCTCTGCTGGGCACCCCCACTTCGGGCGTGCTGACTAACGCCACGGGCCTCCCGATCAGCACTGGCGTGTCCGGCCTCGGCGCTAACGTCGCCACTTTCTTGGGCACCCCCAGCTCCTCTAACCTTGCAGCTGCCGTCACGGACGAGACTGGCTCTGGCGCTCTGGTGTTCGCCAACACCCCTACGCTTATCGCCCCTCTGCTGGGCACCCCCACCTCCGGCGTGATGACTAACGTCACTGGTCTGCCGATCAGCACTGGCGTGTCCGGCCTCGGCACGGGCGTAGCCACCTTCTTGGGCACCCCTAGCTCTTCCAACCTTGCGGCTGCCGTCACTGACGAGACGGGCACAGGCTCACTGGTGTTCGCTAACACCCCTACGCTTATTGCCCCCCTGCTGGGCACCCCGACTTCGGGTGTGCTGACTAACGCCACGGGCCTCCCGATCAGCACTGGCGTGTCTGGCCTTGGCGCTGGTGTCGCCACTTTCTTGGGCACTCCTAGCTCCGCTAACCTCGCCGCTGCTGTCACGGACGAGACAGGTTCTGGCGCGCTGGTGTTCGGCACCTCCCCGACCATCACTTCCGCTTCGCTGGTCACTCCGGCACTGGGGACCCCTTCGTCAGGCACGCTGACTAGCTGTACTGGCCTCCCGATCAGCACGGGTGTGTCCGGCCTCGGTACTGGCGTCGCCACTTTCCTCGCTACCCCTAGCTCCGCTAACCTCGCCGCCGCTGTCACGGACGAGACGGGCACTGGTTCACTGGTGTTCGCCACGTCGCCTACGCTGGTCACTCCGGTTCTTGGAACTCCGGCTTCCGCCACTCTGACTAACGCTACCGGCCTGCCGATCAGCACGGGTGTGTCGGGTCTCGGCACTGGCGTCGCTACTTTCCTCGCTACCCCCAGCTCCGCCAACCTCCTAGCTGCCGTTACGGACGAAACGGGCTCGGGTTCGCTGGTGTTCGCTAACACCCCTACGCTGGTTGCTCCGGCGCTGGGCACCCCCTCGTCCGCTACCCTCACTAACGCCACGGGCCTGCCTATCAACACGGGTGTGTCGGGTCTCGGTACAGGTGTCGCTACCTTCCTTGGCACCCCTAGCTCCGCCAACCTCCTCGCGGCGGTCACGGACGAGACGGGCACTGGCTCGCTGGTGTTCGCCACGTCGCCTACGTTGGTCACTCCGGTTCTGGGCACCCCCTCTTCGGGGACGCTGACTAGCTGTACCGGTCTGCCTCTAACCACGGGTGTCACTGGTACCCTGCCTGTCGGCAACGGCGGCACTGGCGCTACCACGCTTGCCTCTAACGGAGTTATATACGGCAACGGAACTGGCGCTGTTGGGGTCACAGCTGTCGGCGCAATCGGAGAAGTTCTGATCGGCACCGGCGGTGCCCCTTCGTGGGGCGCGCCACCCGCCGCTGGTGTCACTTCCATCAGCTTTGGGTCTACGGGCCTTACTCCGAACACCGCTACTGGCGGCGTCATCACTGTCGCTGGGACACTGGCTGTCGCCAACGGCGGCACTGGTATCACGTCGTTTGGCACTGGCGTCGCTACCTTCCTTGGCACCCCTAGCTCCGCCAACCTTCTAGCCGCCGTCACGGACGAGACGGGCACTGGGTCGCTGGTGTTCGCTACTTCCCCGACGCTGGTTACTCCGG